TTTGAAGCAATGTTTCAAGCTATGGCAAATGGTGAAAATATAGGTAAAGCATTGGAACAATCATTTAAACAAATAATTATTCAATTAACTACAATGATTATAAAGGCTTTAATATTTAAAGCTGTTATGACTGCATTGGGAATACCAACTATGGGTGGAGGTGGAGGTGGATTTACAAACTTTAATCCAATTGGCGCAGCTGGTGATGGTGGTGGTGCATTTGTTCTTAGAGGACAAGATTTATTATTAGCTACAAATAGAGCGCAAAAGGCATCTAATCTTAAAGGACAAAACATTAGTTTAGCATAATGGCATACGGATTAAGATATACAATAACGCAAGAGTTAAGAGATGGAACATCATTAATAGTTAAGATATACGAAAAAAGCTATGTTGGTGCAACAGTTACTCCATATATAGGTACTAATGTTTCTTTAGTACCAAATGCTACAAATGAAGACCCAATTGCTTCTATAATATCTTCACAGTTAAATGTGTCTTTTATTATATCCGACCAAGATGATTACGATAATTTCCCTGACTTATTAAACTTTGATGAAACAAAGTATTACGTTGAATTAGTTATTGATAATGTAATCAAATGGAGGGGTTTTTTACTTAACGATTATCTTCAAGTTCCATTTACAACAGGAAACCAAGAAGTAAGTATGGCTTGTATTGATGGACTTTCATTTTTAAGATACATATATTATGATGGTGATGTAAATGTAAATTCATTAATTAAATTAATTGATATCATAGGTACTTGCTTAAATGCATTGCCATTTGAAGATATGATATTTATTTATGCTTGTTGTTCTTACTATGCAGATGGAATGTTTGATAGAGGCGATGCTGGTGGGGATGAGCCATTTAGTCAAACTTATCAATACAAAAGGGATTTTTATCAATTAGATTATTATACAATTTTAGAGAATATAATTAAGACTTTTGGTTGTAGATTATTCCAAGCAAATGGAGATTGGTATATTTTGCCAATGAATCAACAAGCTGACACAATATATTATACAAGATATGTTGTTGAAGATGCGCCAAGTGTAAGTGGTAATGGTACATTAACAAATACAATAAACATTCAACCTTATCAAGATGGTAATGTTCATTTTGTAAATAATAGTCAAACCAAAATAGTTAGAAAAGGTTACCCAACTATTGAAGCAACTTTGCCGTATGAATATGCTAACAATTATATTTATAACGGAACTTTTAAATTTACTACTGGTTCTGGTTCTTCATTAAGAGCGAATGGCTGGAGTGAGTTTGAGGTTGCGCCATCAAGAGCAACTTTGGTTATATTAAATGAAGACCAATCAAATAGATATGAAGTTTTTTATTTAGGTGGTAGCACAAATGCTTATATACAAAACTATTTTGCACTACCTACGGCTTATGAATATTTGCCAAAAATGTATGGTACAAGTGCAACTTTGTCTTTTGAATTACAAGGCGCAAATGCTGGGGATAAAATAAGAGTTTATATAACGGCTTTTATTGGTGGAGTAACTTACTATTTAAGAGATAATGATATTTGGTCAACTTCAGTACATTTTAGGGATGTTACATATTCAACATTTAATACTTATGTTAATAACACTATTGATATACCAATGGGTTATTCACAAGCATTAAGTTTGACTATTGAAGGTTTAATAGGAGTGAAGTTTGAAGCAGCAAATGGAGCAACAGGTGGATATATTAAGAACGTTAAATTAACACAAAACGATGCATCAATTAAACAAGTTGTATTAACAAGAAATATTGGTTCAACATCACAAATTGCAACTGATATAGATATTCCTTATAGTGCTATTTATCCATTTCAAGGTGCATCACCAATACAAAATAATGTAGGTTTATTATTTGATGAAGATGGTGTTATTTGGAGGGATTGGTACAGATACGGATATCCACCAGAAGATTTTGGTATGTTGGCTGAATTAGTTATGCGTCAATATTCAAACTTATTAAATAAGAATATAGCTACTTTAGAAGGCGATTTGGGTGCAATATCTGGAACAAATGGGTTTATTTATCTTGATAAAACATATACAATACAAGATTCAAGCACAAATGCTTTGTCTTATAATAACAAGAAGTTTTTAATAAATAGGCTTACATCAAATCCTTATATGGATGAAACAAGCCAAATACAACTTTTAGAGATTACAATGGTTGATAATGCTTCAACTGCTACTATTGATTACATTGGAGATGTTACCATAGAAACTCCAAAAAGATATTTTAATAATGCGTAAATTTGTAATATGGCAGCAGTAATAGGAAATAACGTTATGCTTTACTGGCATAGAACAGATGTTGACCCAGAGGTTGACGTAGCTTTTGCGTGTAGTACAAATTGTACGTTTAATGTAAGCGTAGACCAAAAAGAGGTAACAAGTCAATCAAGTGCTTGGTTTAGAGAATATAAAAATGATGTGGCTACTTGGAATGTAACTTGTGATGGGTTGATTACTTTGACTGGCTTTTCTTATTTGTTTATGCTTGAAAAGCAGTTAGCAAGAGAACCGATTGAAATTAAGTTTGTAGTGGATAACGGAGTTGATGGTTTGACTATTATTAACGGAACTTGTAATATATCAAGTTTAGCAATAAACGCACCACAAAAGGATGTGGCTACTTACAATATTAGCCTACAAGGTACAGGTGCATACAATACAACAGGAACGGAGGTTGACCCAAGCGGTGTGATTATAGTAGGTTCAAATCCTGTTAAGACAAAAGGTTATACGGCAAGTGGTGGCGAAACATCAATTACTTTTGCGGACACAATCGGTTATGCTTGTTTGTACGTTTCAAGAGGTGGTGTGGATGCGCAAAACATTTTAACAACAGGAACTCCAACCGGTGATGATGTTAAGTTTGTGAGTGCGACAGGAGTTCTTACTTTTGGTAGACCTTTAGAAGCTGGGGAGTATATTCGTGGATTATTTCAATAAAATATTATGAGTCAATTACAAGTTACAGGCGAAGCAAAGATTAGGGATATACAAGGTCCAGTAGTGGCTAATAGTGGTGTAATAACCGCTTTAGATGGTGCTGCTTCTCAATATGTACGAGGAGATGGTACTTTAGCGGATTTCCCAACATCAACAGGTGGAGGTAGTTCGGTTTCTTATTATCTTAATTCAAGTGTAAGTCAAGGTACAATCGGAGGGGTTGCTTATAGACAATTAGGCAAAACACCAATTGCTGGTGCTGGAACTGACATTGCTATTTCGGCTAATGGATATGTGGCGAGTTACATAACAGATGCAAATGATCCTGCTTTATTAGAAGTACCTGCTGGTAACTTTAATTGTGAGTTTTATTTTAGTGTAAATAACAATACAGGTAATCCTTTTACTTATGCAGAGGTTTACAAGTACGATGGCACAACTTTTACCTTATTAGGAACAAGCGTTGGAGTTCCAGAGTATTTAAGTAATGGAACAACATTAAGTCCTTATTATTTTGCTATTCCTGTTTCTCAAACTGTTTTAACTATAACTGATAGAATAGCAATAAAAATATATGTAAACGTAGATGGTAGAGTTGTTACTTTGCATACTGAAAACGGGCATTTGTGTCAAGTTGTTACTACTTTCTCAAAGGGATTGACTTCGTTAAATAACTTAACAAGACAAGTACAATTTTTAGCGACAGGAACAAGTGGAACGGATTTTAACATCTCAAGTTCAACGGCTACACATACTTTTAACCTACCTATGGCTTCGGCTACAAATACAGGGAAGTTGAGTTCAAGCGATTGGAGTGTGTTTAATGCTAAACAAGCTGCATTATCATTTACTGCACCTTTAGTTAACACATCTAATACAATCTCAATACCTGCTGCTACAAGTTTAGTAGATGGTTATTTAGATAACTTAGATTGGGTTAAATTCAATACTGCTTACAATGATTCAATCATAAGTGCAGCGGTTACAGGAACAACTACAAAAACATTAACTTTAAATCAACAAGATGGCGGTACAATAACTGCTTCTTGGACAGATGATAATACAGATGCTGTTACAAGTGTATTTGGTAGAACAGGTGCGGTTGTAGCGGTTAGTGGAGATTATAATACATCACAAGTAACAGAGTTAACAAACCTTTATTTTACGGATGCAAGGTCAAGGGCTGCTTTAAGTTTTGCTGCTGGTAGTGGTGCTTACAATAGCACAACAGGGGTAATCACAATACCTACAAATAATAACCAAATCACAAATGGCTCTAATTTTATTACTTTAACAAGTTTAAGTG